TTTGAAAGGTCTCCAATAATAATGCTCTGCTTTTACCCAACGGCTTCTACCTAAATCTAACCATACATCATTATCTTCTCCCCAGTACGCATCCCAATATAATACTTCTGCTGCTGTTGTAAAGTCCCCAAGATAGTTACCGTGTGGTCCATCGTAATAGTTAATGCCATATCCTTCCCAGTATATTGATTTTGCGAACCCAATCCCCTCTGGTTGCGGCGTACCACCAATGCCACCTTTTCCCAAGTAGTCTAACGGATTCACAGCATTACTCTTATTCATATTCCAGCTGCCTTTATGCATTTCAAAATGTAAATGCTGACCATAGGCTTGTCCTGTTTCTCCCATAACCCCGATTGTTTGTCCTTGTGTAACATAATCACCTTGTTTAACTGTACGAGAACCACTTCGCATATGAGCATATACGGTTTCCCATGTAACTCCATTAATATTATGGACAATCATAATACACTCACCGTAACTAGTTGAAAAATACGAACGACTAACTTGCCCTCCTGCTGCTGCATAAATTGGATGATAGCCTGCTTCGGCAAGGTCTATCCCATGATGATCTGGTCTGTCACCCCTAAAACCACTCGTTACTCTCGTTGTATCTGTTGGATAAATAAATGTTGCCATATAAATCTTCCTTTCTATTTCTATATTTATTATTTTTAAATATATTGTAGGTTTTCCAACCTTAAAATGAACAAGACAGAACATTTCCCTATTGTTATCTACTATTAAAATATCTATCTTGTAACCATAAGTTAAATGTCACTGAAATTAGTCAAAAATATCGAAAGCTATTATTCTATATAACTAACTTTTCTTGCCTAAAACACCGTTTAAAGATAAAAAAACAACTCTTAACAGAGTTGTTTTTTTATCGAATATCTACAATGTCAAAGTGTTTCTCTGGTGCCCAACTATTCCCACCAATATCGATCCAGCCTTCTTTACGGAAGAATACTGTAAGAGGTTTTTTTGAGTTAATACTGCCTTTGTATGCGCCGTCAATTCCATCACAATAGCTTACTTCATATCCTTCTGGGAATTTTGATATTGCTTTGAAGGGTCTCCAATAATAATGCTCTGCCTTTACCCAACGACTTCTACCTAAATCTAACCAAACATCATTATCTTCTCCCCAGTACGCATCCCAGTATAATACTTCTGCTGCTGTCGTAAAGTCCCCCAGATAGTTACCGTGTGGTCCATCGTAATAGTTAATACCATATCCTTCCCAGTATATTGATTTTGCGAACCCAATTCCTTCTGGTTGCGGAACACCGCCTGCGGTAAAATCTACATATTGTTTTACAATTTCAGCGTAGAAAAAATTCCCGCCATTTTTATATCGATAACCGCCATTGTACGCCACTGCGATAGGATGACTATATCGAACCATTGTACCATTTGTATTACCAAGAGATGGTGCAACGACGGTTTTAGAATACAAGTCCGCCACAGATAATGAATGCTGTTTATTATTATTTGCTAACCATCGAATGTACGCACGTCCAAAATTATACGATTGCACAATAGCACTTAAATCAGTAATGCCGTAATTCTTTGCATCTGCAAACGCTCCTTTTAGATGCATTACTCCGTAGTGAATGGATTCCTTCGGATTGTTAATTGAATTCGCAGGTCTCCCTTGGGATTCACTTGACTGCATAATATCGGGAGTCGTTTCAGAATCCCCACCACTCTCCACCATAATAATTCCAAGAACATAAGGCACTAACTCTGATACACCTTGTGCATTACATTCTTCTTCTACCATTGTCTTCCATCTCAAAACCTTTTGCGGCAGATTCACTGTTGTAGCTAAAGCGACTAATTGATCCATTACTAAACATCTCCTTATTTTTCTATTATTTTCATCTAAAAAAGTACTACTTTACGAAATATGACTATCAGCCAAATACCAATTAATCTATAAAATCACTACATGTTGCTCACCTTCTTTCACAACAAAAAGAGCAACCATAAAAATAGTTGCCCTTTCGTCGAAATCTTATATTACTACTATAAATCACTTTTTCAATACTTTCTGTACACTGCATGTATCCTACAAAAAAGTAACACTAAAATCCATCTAAAAACTTGACAATCTTCCTTATTTCAGCATGTTTTCGGCGTATATAGCCTGTACTATAATGTAATTCAAACGCAATTTGCTCTAAAGTCATTCCATCAACATATTTCATTTTAAGTATTTGATGATCCAGTCCTGTAAACTTATTAATTAAAAGCTTTAAATCACACTCTTCATTCATTTTATGAGCTAATTCATATTCAATTGCTTCAATACGCCCTTCTACCTTAGCCCCTTCCGATTCAGCGGTTAATCTTACATTTTGCAAATCACCGCTAATCCAACGCTTCAATTCGGTTTTTGATTTATCTAAGTTGTATCCTAAATAAGCAATTTCTTCTTCTAACTTCTTATAATCTTTGAGCCATTCGAACACTTACTGATTCACCCACTTCCATTCTTTTTACAAAGTCTCTTAATACTAATTTAATAGAATGAATATGCTTATTAGCTTTTTCAATCTTTATTACTTGTAAATTATCTTTCATTTTATAAACACAACCCTTTCCTAACATTTTTTACCCTCTATTGATAAGTTCATTACATCTTTAGAATTCCGATATCGTAAGTAATTCCTAAATCCTTTTGAAAAAACTTCTAACAGTCCCCATAGAACCTTAAGAAAGAAACTGAAATTACAAATGGTTCATACTTGGTCCAAACATTCACTACTACCTTTATAATACTGTTCACTATGCATTGGGAATCTTTAAAAAATATAATTGTATTATTATTTTATTAACATAATATATTTTAAAATAACAAAATCACCTAACATTTTTTCTTATGACTTATATTTATTTAACACTTCTTGTAATCTCTCACGCTCTTCATCAATAGACTGCACGGTTTTTCTTTCCCCTTCTGGATTTGTTGATTCATCATCTTTATATAACCAATCGGGTACAATCTCTTTTCTATTTGAATACTTCCTACCTGTCCCGTTATATTTCTTTTTCTTGCTCATTTCGAAACGTCTATCTAGTGTAGCCACATCAACTAATGTTTTAACTTCTTGCTCCTTCCAATTCCTCAATATAGCCTTAATGTAGTTCCATCTTGGTGCATTCTCATCAACGGCTTTATTAATTGCATGCTGAATTAACTCATCACTAAACAAATTACAAAAATCCCCCAACTCTGCAATTGCAATTTCACTTAACGGAATGCCCATCCCCTTAATAAAGTTACAACTTACTTTAACCCTCTCATTGATGAATACACGAGATTCTAATTTATCCATATCATCATAATGATTAGTATTTTGTATATTAGTATTTCGTTTATTAGTAGTTAGTCTATTAGTATTTAGTAGTTTCTGATTTTCCTCATATGGCTTTACCACATCTTGGTTTTCCACTTGTGGCATGTTCCTTTGTGGCGTTTCGTAAATTTCCGTATCCCACCTTGTAATTTTTTTCGTATTCCCATCACGAACAGGATAACGTTTTACATAACCTAATTCTTTTAATTCCTTAAAACCTGTACGGAGCGAATCTTCTCCATCCTTAGCATGTCGAGCTAATTCGCTAATATGAAAAGTCCAATCGTCTGGTAATGTAAGCGCATAGGCTAGGATTCCTTTCGCTTTCCATGACAACCTTTCATCTTTTAAAGCAGTATTATTTATAACGGAATAATTACTATCTTTTTTTACTCGAATAATCCCCATACTAGCCACCTCATAAATTCTCAAAAACGGTATTCAATGTTATACTTATCTAGAGATATTTTTTCTTATAGAATCCGCTGCAACGGATTCTTTTCTTATGCATTCATTCAAAACAATCATGCTATCCATATCTATTTTCTTCTAAACCTCTCTTATTCCTCAAATTCAACATCCACTTGAATTTCGATATTCATTGGAATTTCTTGTGTTATACGAATCACATTTTGACTCATTCCTTTTTGAATAAGCTTTCTAACCTGCTCTTTTGCATCTTCTTTTGTTTTAAATTCACTGACAGTTGGTAACCCTGCTAAACTGCTAGTAATCACTAAAATCTTTCTTTGCATGTTCTTTCCTCCTACTGAATGTCTGCCATATTTATTTGTGAGTTTTTAACTGTAATTTCTTCATTTAAAACAGTTGGAATTGAATATTCTTCATTAATAATTTGTATTGCTCTATCCAAATGATGACGCTTAATAGCTTTATAACTATTCACACCAAATTTCCGATGTAACTGACTGTAAATGTCTCTATATAACTTCCTTCTAAGGCCGATATCCTGATAAGAATTTGAATTTTTACCTCCCAATAATATAACGCCTAACCTTTTTACAGCCCTTGTTATTTCTTCACACTCGATAGCATAAAGCGGCATATTTTCTCGCAATCCCTTCACCTCAGACTTAATCTCTTGTATCTCCTGAGTATGTCCTTCTAACGCAGCAAATGTTAACTTTAAAACCCCCATTGGATCCTTTGGCACATTTTGTTGATTTTGTATATACTGCTTCATTCGTTTGAACTCTTTCATAAATTTAATTTTCATTCCAACCGCTTCTCTACTGGTATATCCCATAACAAGTAACGTGAATGCTTCTTCTGTTAAATCATATTTAGAGATTCGCCTGTTCTTTGAATTAACATAAGTGGACTCGTGAAAATTTTCTCCTCCAAACTCTTCACCTACATATACAATTTGTTTTCGAACTTCCTTCAAAACGTCCAAGTGATTTTTTTTGAATATCTTCGCAATTACCAAACTATCCGTTACTACTTTGCCATTAACTTCAAATACTAATGAACTATGTACTGATGAGTCAGTTAATTGCCTCATCCTCATCTCCTCCTCACTACTAATTTTGGGCTATCTTTATTGCATTGAGATAATTTCGCACTACCCATAATTCGTTACTTTCTTTTTACAAATTAACTAGTTATCGGAATTTAAATTAAATACTTTGATATGAACCCTCTTATTAAATCATCATTTAATAATTCGATTATAGCGTTACATTTTAAGTAAATCTCCTCCGATTTCAATTCGCTTCATTTTCTTCAAATTCAAAAAGATATTCCAAACTATGTTCTGGAAAAAAAGTTTTCTTAATTTCAAAAGCTTCATCATAATAAAAACGAAATTTACCATTTATTTTGTCGCTCACTGTTGCGTGGCGAAGTTTCAGATGCGAAGAAATTTGTGTAATCATAATTCTTTTTCTCGCCATCTCTGCACGCAAATTCGGATACATTGACTCACCACCTGTTTCCCTTGTACGATATTGCGTTCATTTCCATTTAAATATAAACTCAATTTCGTATTTAGTCAACAAAAAAACGTATTTAAATACTCAATTTCGTATACATTTCTATTTACTAACAATTTTAGTTAGGTTATGATATATACAGAAATACGCAATATCGTATACATTTTAATAAGAAAGATGGTGAAAGTAATGAAAAAAGCAGAGGTTGTAACACGCTTAATAAAAGAAGCTGGCTATAGCAAAAGAGCCTTCGCCGAAAAAATAGGTCTCCCCCCCACAACACTGCAATCCATGTTATCAAGAGGGATTGGTAAAGCGTCTGTTGATAATGTCATAAAAGTTTGTAAGGGATTAGGAATCACTACTGATGATTTAGAAAGACTCGCAACTCAAGAGGACAATACTGTTAAAGAAGAAGTTTCTATTTATGAAACCATCCAAAATGATCAATCAAACATTATTCATATTCCTATCATTGGTTCTGTAGCAGCTGGTACACCTATATTCGCCGAAGAAAATATTGAAGGCTATTTACCCATGCTGAGTACATTTTTAAACAAGCGTAAAAAGTATTTTTATCTTACTGTAAAAGGCACTAGCATGAATCTCGAATTCCCTGATGGTTCTTATGTTTTAGTAGAGGAAACTCCTTATGTTGAAAACGGACAAATTGCTGTTGTAAAAGTCAATGGTTATGATGCTACCGTGAAAAAGATTTCAAAATCCGGAAGCATCATTACTTTAATACCATTGAGTAATGACCCTATCCACGAACCAAAAACTTACGACCTTTCAGCTGAAGATGTAAAAATAATTGGTCGCGTTGTACAGGCAGTAAAGAATTATTAAGTTATAGCACAAGTGATTTAAAAAAAGATAAAATCCATTCTTTTGAAAAGATTTTCTTAGTAACATGATTCAAAATAACCAAAAATAATCCATTACCTAGTAGTTAATATATCCAATAACTTCACTAAAAAAGCCCTGATACCGTAGTATCAAGGCTTTTTCATTTCACAAATTATATAAAACTTACGTTTATCTGATAATGTTTTTCTATGATATCACTACTTGTTATTAATTCGTGGCTTTTATGTGGCTTTTTTCATTTTGCAACCACATAAAAGTGTAATAATTGGGAATTAAAAAACCCTTGATACGAGTTGTATCAAGGGTTCAAGCCTCTTAGTATAGAGACATATATTGATCGCGTTCCCATTGGTGAACTTGTGTTCTAATCAAGCTTTACACCCTAATAACAAATCAAAACAATCACGAAACTCCTATTTATAGGGAATCTTTAAAATTTGAAACTCAAAATAAATAATATGGTTTCATTTTTTCGTGGGCATTTTGTGGGTACTTTTGTGGGCACCTATTAATCAAAAAAACAAAAGAGCACAGCGTGTATAAGTAGTGTTGGTAGCACTCTTATACCGTCCGCCTACTCTCGATAGGCAAACACTTGCTGTACTCTTACGGACCATTTTACAGTACGTAAGGGCTCCTTAGCAACAGTTTGCTTATACTTGGCATTCTGTTGCTTTTTTGTTTATACAAAGGGGCCAATTAATATGGAAAAGAAACGCATTGATGTTATAGCAAGTGAAGAAGCATTCCGTAACTTATCAACTTTTATAGAATTAGAAGAACTAAATAAAACTGTACGTGTATACAGAGACACTATCCGTATGTCTATTAAGCGTACGGATGTACAATCTAAACTCATTACATTACTTGAAATTTTAAAACGCCACAGCTGCAAATATGTGGGCGTTAGTTTCCTTTGCAAAAATTCAATTGCTGACATGATGGAAGTTTCATATAAAACTGTACAACGTTTAATGAAGAAGCTTGTAGATCTAGACATGATTAAACAGATAGCAATGAAACGTAAAAAAGATATGCTTCAAACTTCTAACGCTATTATCATTCAACCGATTGTGGAAGAAGTGTCCAACAAGGTAGATGCAAAAAGTCCTACAAAGTGTCCTACCATTAAAACAAAACCTGTTTCCTTAAAACAAAATATAAAAGATATACACAAACGTAATAGTAATAAGAATAGCAATACTCCAGAAGAGAATATTGAACAAGCTGATTTCGTTGCTCATTGGGTACCAGAACGTTTTGTTTCTCTAGTTAGCTCTTTCTATTTTGAATCTAAAACAATTCAAGAACTATGGAAGGTTGTAAGACAATGCAATAGAGTTATTAATCATACAACAGGTAATAGGGCATTTAATAAAGACCATGAGCTTGAAATCGGTGTACGTGCAATTAAAGAGTTTGTTATGAAAATTAAATCCGGAGTAAAAATGAAGAAAGGTAAATTCGCTTATTTCAACGGGATTGTAAATAAATTAATGGACAAGTTTTACTTTGATAAAGAATTTATGGGAGCATAATACCTTTGAAAAACACGAACAAACGTTTGATTTATTATTAGCAACTTGTTATTATATGGTTAGATATTCCATACACAAAGTGAGGCATACACCATGAAACCATTAACAAGTAAACAAGCTGAAATTTTAACTTTCATCCAAGAAAAAGTAATAGAAAACGGATATCCTCCCACTGTTAGAGAAATTTGCCAAGCAACTGGACTCGCTTCTAGTTCTACAGTACATATGCACTTAGAAGAAAAGGGATATATCCAACGCGATCCATCTAAACCACGTACAATAAAAATTTTGAAAGGAGGACTTATATGATTATCAATCCAATAGCATTTGAAAAGGACAAATTGATTAGAGAAATAATTTTGGCTCAAAAACAAAGTGGGCACCTATTATACCACCACAATAACCACTTAGAAATCGCGCATCTTATTTATGAACATCACGGCTATAAACAATTTTTACTAGACAATCCTAGTGCGGTAAAAATTTCTTTAGAAGAATTAAAAGAGAAACATAAACAAGTAATGTATTTACTTGAACGAGTTAAAAACCTCTAAAAGCGAAATTAAATGTAATATTTACAGTTGTTGCATGAAATTGGTATGATTTAGGTATTATACCAATGTTAATTTTAAGGAGTGGATTTTTTGTTAAACGCATTAGAAGTGATACTATTTCTAGTATCTATTGTGTCAATTATCGTTCTAATTATAGGCTTATTCATGCCTAAAATTGTATTAAGAGGAGAGAAAATCAATCGTTTACGAGTAGTAAAAATTTATCTTTCTACAGCTCTAATTTCATTTATTGTATGCATGGTTTGTATCAATTTAAATCCTGATCGCAAAGATTCTAACAACCCAGACAAAAAGACAGTAGCTACAACTACAGCATCTAACCAATGGAAGAGTAAAATTATAGAGATAGCTTCAAGTAATAAAACTCCAAATGAAAAATTTGATGAAATTAGTAGATATGCTCATAGTTATAAACCAACTAAAGATGAAATTAAAACTTTTGGAGATGAAATCATTAAAGAATATACAAATAAAACATATATTAAAGATGTATCTAATCATGAATACATGCTCACAAATATCTTTAAATCTGAAGTTGTTGAGAGAAATGCATCCGAAAAGCCATTAAAAGATTTCGCTTTCGACTTCTGGCAAAACTCTAAATACAACTACCGTGGTGTTGAAAATGCAACAAGTAGTGCAACACAAGCAAATGAACGTCAAATGGATAAAGCTTTAGGGAAAATGAACAAATAGTGGCGGGAGTTTTTCATGAGTTATATTAGAACAAGCTCAAGCTTCATCTGGTAAACGTTTAGAGGGTGTTGTAAAAATCATATAAGGACGAAATCGCTATCTACTGTATATTCAGCTATTTTTTCGGATTCATAATGACTTTAATTTTGTAACACCCTCTAACTAGTATATATAGTACTGCACTATTAACAGTTGAACTTAGATTCTTTAAAATAAAATTTGCATTTCATATTCCACCTAAATTACGATTTAAAATAAAATTTATTCTTACATGGATTATATGATATAACCTACCATGATTTACTAAAATAAAAATAATAAAAAAAGGGGATGTACTGACTTTGGGAAAAATGTTGAATTTCTTTTCTTTTATATGCACTTTATTATGTTTATTACTCTTTTTATTATGTGCTTTTTCCCCTTTACATAAAATACTCGAAAATTTAACGAGAGTAAATCCATTCACTATACTTTTTTATCTAGTATTTACCACTCTACTTATTAGTATAATTGGTTTAACCGGAATTAATAATCGTACTTCAGCTATAAGAAGCCTCTTTACTTTAGCAATTAATGTAGTATTGATAGGAGTTGTGCTCTTTATAATCCTGATTGGAAACTTATTTGAGTAGAATGTCGAAATATTTACTTGATACAAAATAAAAAAACTAGTAAAATACTAGTTTTTTTATTTTGTAATTTAGATAGGAGAAGGTACAAAATTTGGATTAATATGTATAGCTCTATATAAAAACGTAGAGAATTGATCACGTGTAACCAAACCACCAGGATTAAAATTCCTATCACCAACACCATTTGCTATACCATTACTGTATAAAGCTTTTACATATTCATTAGCCCAATGACCTTTCATATCATTAAACTCATAATTCGCCTTCACCTTAAGATTAAAAGCTCTAACTATAATTGTAGCTGCTTCTGCCCTTGTAGCTACACCCTTTGGGTTGAATGTATGCTCAGAATTAACTGAAAATATCCCTTTTTTTGTTAATGCTAAAATTTGTTTTTTAAACATACTGTCATTAATATCGTTAAAAGGATTCTCATTACTATCTTCAGGTTTTAGATAATTATATAAAAATCCAGCTAATTGTTCTCTTGTAATATTATCTCCTGCACCAAAATATCCATCACCATATCCTAAAGCAATTTTATGATGATACATATACATTATTTCTTTATGCGCCCAATGAGTTGCTGGAACATCTTCAAATATTTTAGGTGCAACAGTTGCATATGAATAAATAAAGTTAGATTCTCTACCGAAATCTATATACATGTCCTCTGGGGTAGTATCCCATGTATCATGAATAATCAAACTTCTAAAATTCTCATTAAATTCTGGACTATAAAAGTCCTCATAACCTACCCCCGTTACACTATGGTCTTCATAAGTAGGGTGTTTGGAAGTATTAATAATCATTGGCCTTCCCTGATCTATTTCATTTTTAATATCTTGGAATGAATTTCCATCATGAAGTTTAATTTCCGCTTTATATCCTCTATCATTAAAATATTTTGTTAATCCTGGAGCTATCTTAGACGTATAAGTTGAACCATAATCAGGTTTAGAAAAATCAACCACAGTCCCATAATATTTGGCTACTGTCTCTATAGTATCCCATGGATAAATACTTGGCATGATATTTTCGTATCCCTTTAGATACCAATACCCCAATATGTTAGTAGTGGCTGNTTGGAGTACAACCTCTATACCATACGTAATCTGGAACATTAGCCAGTTTTTTTCTATTAACATTTGAAGCCAAAAGTGTTCTAGGCTTCATTGAACTATTATTGTTTTCCTGTTGTTCAATCGTTGTGTTTTCTTCAATTTTAATTGGTTTAAAGATTTTTTTCTCCTGTTTTGGATCTGGCCCCAGAGTTACAATCTTCCCATTTTCTTTTTTGAAGTATTTTAATGGGCCGTTATAAATAGCATTTCCTTCTTCTACATTCTCAAAAGGGTTTGTACCTTGTCTTGTAGACTCTAAAATATGTGATGCATTCTTATTACTATTTACAATAATATACCCTACATCCTGATTAGCTTTACGAACCTGAAATACATAAGCTGAAACTTTTCCTTCTACGTTATATAGGGTTTTGCCGTTACTATAACTCGCATCTCTCCAATCTGGATGAGTATGTTTACTAACAGTTTTTACATATTTTCCTGCTGTAGATCCTGCCTCTTCCTTAGTAATTAATTGTTCCGTATTTTCTTCGGCATTTGAAACAGTCGGTATAACAGTAAATAAACTGAATAAGAGCATAAAGCTAAATACAACAAATGATAACAACTTTCTCATTAAGCCTTCTTCCTTTCTAATATGTAATAAAATGACGCCACATATATATAATACATATTTTTTCATATTTGTATATAAAGAACTTGTAAATAATAGTTATAATATGTTATAAATATCCATGAACTTATTAATAGGAGGACTATTTTATGAGAAAAAAAGGATTATTAATTACTAGTTTAGCTGCAACTATGCTTCTATCATTTAATTCAGCTACGTTTGCTGAGGTTGGGAATCAAAATTCAGATAACGGCTCAATTATTGTAAAGAACAAGCCTTCGGATTATACCAATATTACTTCGAGCTTCTCCTATACAATGAAAAGAAATGCACTTGAAATGGCATACGCTGCTCAAGAAGATAGAAATCTTGGTTCTTATCCGGCTGGTGTAGGTTTATCATTTGTACAACATGTTAAAACAGGTGGACCTTGGGACTATAAGCTTCAATTTCGTGGGTACTATAACTTTAACGGTAATAGATTAGCACCTGAAGACATTGGTAATATGCATTATGGCTACGTTGGAAGAGCTGCTGGATTTACAAGAAGTTTATTATCTACTGCAGCAGGTGCATACCAAATTTATTCCGGAACCTCTCACCTTGGTTGGGCAGATTCTTATTATGACGACCCTAACGATCAAGCTTGGATTTCATATGGAATGAACTTATGGGACAATAAATCATTAGCAAAAAGCTTTGCAAGATCTACAACACCAAATACAGATGCACTCTATCAAGAAGCCGTTAGAACATTAACACCTGAAGAAAAGAATAGAATCAAAGAAGAAATGAAAGAATATTCTAAACAAGTTAAATCACAACAAAATTAAAAGCATTTATAAACTATTATTAAATTTATAAAAGATAGAAGAAGGCCACTTTTATAGGCAACCTTCTTCTATTTCCCTTTATCTTACATACACATAGACCTTATTTGCTGTAATATAGAACACATTACCTTTACTATTCTTCACTTTATACTGCTGCGAGCCATTTACAGATACTTTATCAAGGATTGTAAATCCTAATCCTTCATCCACAGTTCCTGCAACATCTCTATCGGCCCAGGAAGCTTTTGAATAGAATCGTAAGTCATTCACTTTAGAAACTACACGTTTGCCTTCCACAGATGACGCTTCTTTTTTATAGCGAATGTATGATGAATCGTTATAAATCCACTGATTCCCTCCAAGATTCAACCAGTTTCCTACTTTACCCCAGACTTTATATGATTCACCTTTTTGTAATTTACGAATAACACTATTTGTTGTGGATGGACCAGAACGAAGGTTTACATTGTATCCTTCAATATACGCTACTCCCACTTCATTAATAACACCAGGTACTTCATTTGGTTGCTGTGGTTTCGCTTCAACTGAAATAGAATCTCCATTATATGCTTTTAATATATCAGCACGGAATTTTGATTCCGATACACCATGACTGCGAAGATAGTCAATCGGATCTTCGTGATCTGTGCCACCAAGCTTATACGTAATATCTTTATGCGTCCACAATCCAATGGATGGATCAATGTTTCTATCACGTAAAATCTTAGCAAGTAGCTTCACATATCTCTCATAGGATTTTTTAAATTTAATAGGGTCACTAGTTTCAGAGAGCTCTACATGAACAAATCGTTTATTGGCTGCTGGCCCTGCTCCCCATGCTTGATACTTAGTAGAAGCAATTTGAATAGTTTCATCCCAATCCGTTGCATAATGTACAAATGCAGAACGCCATGTTCTTGCTTCATAGTTTCGGATATTAATAGCAGGCGCTTCAGGAGTTGCTGTAGAATGTGCTACTACACCTTCATACGCTCCATATCCATTGCGATATTCAACTTTAGGTAACCCTGGAATAATCATTTCTCGATCAGCAAAGACACTACCTGTTGAAGTGAATGCAATAATAGCTGCAGTAGAAATTGAGGCTAATAATTTAATAGATTTTTTCATTTGTCGTCACCATTCCCCATAATTTTTTGTTTAATGTCTGATACATCCTTTGCAAGTGAACCAAATGCTTTTGCTTGTTCTTCGATGACTGCCTGGTTTTTTTCGATTACTTTTTGATACTGTTCTTCACGCTGTTCATTCTTTTTTTGCGTAGTAAAAAGCATCCACACAAATAACGCTGCGAATGCTCCTTGTTGAATCATTGAGTTGAAAATCTGTTCCTCCACCGTTCTCATCTCCTTTTTAGCAAAATAAAAAAGCCTGCTTATGCACGCTCGATTTCTGATATTTAAATTAAAAAGTTCATTGCAATATGAACAGTACTTCCGCTTGGAACACCATTCATGAAAATCCCACCATCAGGTTTGATTGTAACTTCACAAGCCGCGGGTGTATATCCATATGCCAGCGCTGGAAAAGCAATGTGCTGTACGGGTCTAAATCCAACTGGTAGTGTAGCGAATACTGCCTCATTTTGAGGATTTCGAACTGAACCAATTACACTAATGTTTTCACCACTTCTCTTGTATTTCATATCTCTGTTAGCAACATTCTCTACCCCAGTTGTAAGAAGCTTAATCCATCCTGTATCTGTTGCTTGTTTGATAGTACCATCTGGCTTGATTTCAACTCGTTTTGACCAATCCCAAGTATCTCCTTGTTCTTTTGTGGAAGGCGCAAAAATCAGCTCTCCTTGCGCCCCTTTATGAATAACTGACTTGAAAGAACGACTTCCCAAAACAATTGCATTATCGCTCTTAAATTCAAGTAATCCATTTATAATGTCGCCAGCTTTTTTTAGAAGATTATCAGCAAAAACATTGAATGCCCCAGTAGGCGATTTTTCAAACAATACTTTATTATTTTTCCAGTCTTTTAAATATAATTGACCATCCGAAACTCCTACAAGACCGGTATCTAATACCTTATCCTCACTATTGAATCCAACTCCGATATTCGAACCGAGTGTCGGTCTCATTGTTAGATACCCTGTCATCATCCCGCCTGACCGCTTTACGACGTCCATTTTATCAACCGCTTGCTGTAAAGTATCTATCGTTTTCTTAAGAATCTCAAAATCAGAAATGTAATTTTCTATTTTAATATTTCCTTCTTTCACATCACGTCTTAATGTAATACGAATATCTGGTGTACTCATTCGTTCTGTACTTTTTTCCATCGCAAAATAAGCTGTCCAATCATCCGATGTAGAAACAGCTTGAGATGTAAACGTATATGAAAACACACCATTCTTTGCATCAACTATTTGAGCATCATCTCGAATGAATACTCCTGTATGATTTGTCGCTTCATATTTAACTACATATCCTGTTAAATCCACCTTCTGCCCTTTTTCTCTTACGTACACAGTAAGCTTCAATCCATTCTTGTCATTCTGCCGAGAACGAATTGTTTTTGTAAACACAGGATCTGCTAAATCTATAATAATTTCCTCATTTCGCATGACTACACCTCTTTCTAGCTACTCCTTTTTACGTGTCTAGGCGGTCTTCTCTGACGTTTCACTCTGTTCCTATGTTTTATATTTCCTTTAGGTTGTAATGCCTCTAATTCTTCTAATCTAGCATCCGTTTTTGTCACATGCTCTTGAAATGCGCTTGTCAATTGTGAAAGCATCCCGTATAGGCCTACACCATTTTCTTCTGCTTCTTTTGGAATAACTAAACCATAATGTGTAGGAATTGCATCTGTAGTAATCGTTGGCTCTCCTTCTTTACGATTCATACGCATCTCATACAGTTTTGGAATATCGTTTTTCAGATTGTACTGTTTAATTTCCCATTCCATTACCTTTCCAAGTGCGCTAAATGCAATAGGCCGGATATTAGTTTTATATGTTTCTTTTGAAGAAACTTTGAAATCCGAAGCGATTATCCCATGATAATACGATCCAAGAGCTGTCTTTATTTGAATATAACCATTTTCGTAACTCGAATTTCGTATCATTGCATTTGGAAGTACGATATCTGTATCTCCTCCAGATGAAACCCCAATACTCGCAATCCAATTGTCATTACGATAAAAGCGGAACTGATCTTTGACTTTAAACCTCATATCACTTTGAGCATTTAGGACAATCATTTTGTCAGCATCAAGCATTGCATTCCCTGTTTGCGAAAAGTATAAAGAAGCTGCATTCAAGTATCCATTGCCATCAAGTCCCTTTGTAATTCCAATTCCACCAGACTTAACACTTGTATCTGAGAATTGGTATACCATAATAGCACCATTTGCCCCTGTGGAATCTGAATCTCCGCCTAAAATAAGAGTAGGTTGTATTTCATTTCTACTATTTTTGTAATACCCTACAAACACCCTTGTTCTAGATGACTCATACAAGCGGATAAATTGCTTTGAGATATTTACATAGTTCACACTATCTGAAGTTCGTAATGTTGCACCTGTTATTTCTCCACCTTGCACAAGATTTCCACTCAACGTACCTGCAGTAATAAAATCAGCAACAATTCTTCCGTCACTTGTAATGGCAGTTCCATATGGTCCATTCACACCTGTGGAAGAATACCCTAATCCATTCAAGTTCCATTGCCAAACCTTTTTAGCATTCTTTTCATCTTTCGTATCCATAATTAAAATACGATCTGGATAAATACGGACATGTCCTCCGAATCCTGAATTAATAAGACTTGTAGCATTTGCTTTTGCTGCATCCAAAATAGAGCCTGGCATATTGGATAACTCTTCTTGTACCAGGTCAACCCTACCGGAAACGTCCGTAAAGGATTCTTTGAAGTTACCAATGGTTATATCCAGATACTCTTTTTTTATTGGATCATATTTATAAGCAATTACCTTCGCCTTTATATCAATACCATCTTCTTGATGCTCAACCGTAACAGTATCTGCCATATAAACACTTTGTAAATGCTTATAATCCTTATACTCTTCTGTTTGTGATAACTCCTGAAACTTAACGTTATAATTTGCTTTAGGCTGATCAACCTTTTGAATAGCAAACATATCCTTGGCCGCCTGGCGTAATAACCTATATGCTTCTTCTAATGGAACAGCATCTTCATCATCAGCATTTTCACCAATAGCTGCTTTAATATGTTTAAATTCAACCACTTTAATTTTAGGATGAGGATACTTATTTATAAGTGGGCTATCCACATACTTTTCAGGAAGAAATAACCCATCAAAACCTTGTGGCATGATTCTAGTTATGGGACTTTTCCAATCCACATTACCTTCATACCCTAATAAATCTTTCTTATGACGAATCACTACCCCACGATCCATACCACGATTTTGTAGCATCTTTACATCAAAATTATCTCGTTTTAATTCGCCACCCCAACGATTAACAAATGAATTATCTTGACTAGAATCCAATAATGCTTCCACAGGATTTTTACGGACAATACGTGCACTGGCTATCTTTGGTACATCTGAATAAAACTGAAAAGGATGCTTGTATTGGCACCCTGCTGACATACGATTCATAGCCCCATTGCCATTTGTTGTTTCAGCGAAAATGTCTTCAATTAGATTTTCTGTTAAGTCATAAAAAATGTGATAACATTGCGCTGTAATCTCACCCATACTGACCTTAGGAGCTGCCACTCGAAATAGTTGTTCACCATCAGGAGTTGGAACTTTAATGATACTCATTCCCTCTATTTCCAGACCACGCGGCGCAAACAATGGATAACTAAATGAAAATAAAAATAAACCATTGAGTTCTTCCTCAACAGTTGCGTTATAAATATTTTTATCTAAAGCCCCTATGCCATTGTGTGTAAAATCAGTCTCATTTGGTTTATATAAAGTAATCATTTATATCTCCACCTAGGTCGAATTTCCATGAATTGAATTGCTCCTGACCACTCTATTGTATTTTCTCCTACGTTGAATATAGGGAACTGTCCAACCATTTTATTATTCATTGATATGGTATCGGTATATGCTTCAAGTATTTCTGAGTCTATGACAACAGAACCATTCACATCTTTTATTTGAAAAGAGACGTCATTGATTGTTATACGGAAAGTACCATTTCCCACAATCCAAAACTTAGGATCAGATTCAATTGTACCTGGATTATAAATTACACCAGGTTTGGTGAGCTTTAGATTTACATCCTCTGTATATTCAAAGGGATCTAGCTTAAAATCCACTTCAAATTCACCGTGTTCTTCAATTTCATTTACAATATCGCCTACTACAACATGTTTAATTTTTCGATACACATCATCATCAGTAAAATATAATGTCTTTCCATTCATCAACCAAGCCTTCATACTTCGCACTAACGGCTTAATATTCTCTTCTTCAAGCATATTGAACTTTATTTTTAAAGGGACGTCTTTAAACGCCCCTTTTTTTGTAAGTGAACCATGTCTACCAGACACTTCAATATGTTCTACTTCTTGTTCTGCTGTAGGAATAACAGGGCGCTCTACCATACATATTCCATAGTCACTTGCTAACTGATTATCGATACCTATGTCTAGCAATTTAAGTCCTCCCTATTCCTATTTTTGAATTACGCCCTTTTTGAGCAAGTGCATCATCTATTTTTCCGACCATGCGGTCGATATCACGATCATCCCTCACTGAAGGATTATAAATATTAATTACAGTTGGTTCAGTAGACATTGTTGCTGCAATCCCTTCACCAATCTCACCCAATGTCTTTTTGTTCAACGGTAAAACTGCTTCTCGCCCCGCTTCTCCCGCACCTTGCAACTGACCATTACTCATGCCGAAAATTGTAGGTCTAGTAAAGATACCGCCTTTTGCACGCCATTGCACATCGATACCGGATGGGAAAGTAATGTCTTTACCCAAAATATTTTTCGTACTAGTTTGCAGGCTAAAGTGTGGCATTTTTGGCATTTCTGGTTTTGGAATCTTTAATTTCAAATCACTGAAAAACCCTTTGATTTTATCAATGAATCCCTTTACTTTATCTACCGCATCTTTTATCGGATCAACGATAAATCTCTTTGCTGCATCAAATTTTTCTTGCGCTGCATTCTTTACAGAATCAAATTTTTCCCGTGCCGTATTGTACATATCATTGAACTTCTCTTTTGCAGAATTGTAAGCTGAAATCACTGGATCAATAATATATTTATAAACTAGATTCCATGCCGTAAGTGTATAAGATTGGATTTTGGCCCAATTACCTAGTATCCAATTCGCTAAATCATTCAATTTTTCTTTCGTTGCATTCCACAATTCCTGAACAGGCTGAATGACATATTGTTTTACTAGATTCCACGCTGCGGAAGTATATGATTTCACTGTCTCCCACTGTGAATTTAACCAAGAAACAAGCGTACCGATCTGCTCTTTAACCCAATCCCATGCTTCTTGAACAGGTTGAGTAATATATTGTTTAAATAAGCCCCAAGCAACTTGTGCAGCAGCCTTTATAAGTTCCCACTGCGTACTAAGCCATGTGACTAATTCGCCAATTTTTGCACTTATCCAATCATACGCTTCCTGGATGGGTTGTATAATATATTGAGATATTGCAGCCCATGCAATTTGTGCCCCTGCTTGAATGAGTAGCCAACCTGCTTCTAAAACTGTGGAAACTGCTGAAATAATCGGATCTAAAACTGTAAGTATTGTATCCCACGTTTCTTGCCAAGCTGTCTTTAATTGATCCCAAATAGAAGTTGCCGTTTCAACAATACCCGTCCACAATCCACTGAAAAATTCACCTAAAGGAGACAATATACTATCTGCTAATTCAATGAATGAAGACCATGATTCTGAAAAATAATCAGTAATACCTGTCCAAATTTCCGATGCTGTATCAGAAATTCCAGTCCATAGATCAGCGAAAAATTGACCGATAGGTTCAAAGAACTCATTTGCCATATTCAAAAAATCTGACCAGGCTCCAGAAAAGTAATCAACTGTGGAAGACCAAGCATCTTCACAAGTTTGAACTATGCTATCCCACAATTCACCAAACCAATCTTTAAATTCAGACCACTTTTCAGAAAGCCAATCCGTTATGGCACCCCAGTTTTTTATTAACATGATAATACCAGTTATCACTAAGGAAACTGCTGCAATGGTAGCTATCACAGGTAAAAATGCCAAATTCAACGCACCAAATGAAACGGCTAAAGCTGCTACAATTGGAGTTAGAATAATAAACGCCGTACTCAATGCACCCATCACAATTAAAAGTGTTTGATCGGCTTCAGACAATTTACTAAACCAATCCATTACAGCTTTAACCCCATCAACAATTGGAGGCAAAATATCTTTAGCTAATTCTGCAAATTTCTTTCCAAGTGGTTCTAACGCCGCCTGTGTTTCTCTTAATGCTTTTTGAAACTGCTGCCCCAAAGATTCTTCCTGAAGTTTCTTCATTTCATCCATACGTCCAGTTACATCCCCAAGGCCACCATTTACATCATTTAAACTTAGTACGGCTTCTGCACCCATGTCTTCCCATTTAGTACCAAATAAAGCAACACCAATCTGGTTTGCCTTTACTTTGTCATCCATCTTTTGAAGATCGCCTAACACAGCATTGAATACATCGGCTGCGGTTCCCTTACCTTCATTAAATGATTTCCATACTTTTTGTGTCTCTTCAGATAAATCACCAAATCCTTCTGATACACCTTTCGAACCATCTTGTACACGGATACCAAATTCCTTCACCAGGTCATTGATATAGTCTAAGTTGTACGAACCGCTTTTTGTTCCATTTGCTAAAATCGTAAACATTTCTTGAGCACTAAAGCCACCTTGTTTGAATAAAGGCGCATATTCAGAGAGGTTATCAAATAACTCATCTGAATAATTTAGACCTTCTTGAGCACCAGCAGCAAGTAAATCAAACGTTTCTTGTGTAGATAAACCAAATTGACTCATCAACTGCCCTGCACCACGAGTCGCTTCGTTTAAATCAACATCGTAAACTTTAGCTAATGTTAAAACGTTTTCCGATGCACCTTGCAATTCTTCATGTGGAACATCGCGCATATTTTGATAGACTTTTATAAGCGCATTATCTACCTCTTCAAGATTTTCACCAAAACCTTTTTTCCAAGTATCAACAGCAATCTTTTGAAGATTTTCGGCACCTTTTCCAGTCAACCCTAATGAAGCTTGAATTTTCCTCTGTGATCCATCAAACTCTATTGCTGTATTTACAATTGACTTTCCCATTTCAATCAATTTTTCGGATATTCCTTGTAGAACTTCAGCGGCTTCCATTAAATTGTTCATATCAAGTTTCTTATTAATTTCCGCCATACCATCCGCCGCTTGTGAACCACTCCGCCCAACACTCTGTAATGAGTTTTCAAATTGCTTTAATGTCGTTTTTGCTTGGTTTAATTTAGCCTCAAGTTGCTGCACTTCGGTAGAATTCTCACCATACACACGCTTTGCTGCACTTAATTGTTGTTCTAAGTTGTGGACGACCCTATCAGTCATTTCCATTTGCTGACGTAGTTGTTTCTGTGCTAATTCCAACTTATCAGCTTCACTAGCGTTTGCTCCTAATTCAGCATTCTGAAGTTTAAAAGAGCTTCTGAGTTTCTTTTGTTCTGCCTCAAGTTTCTTAGAATTCTCTTGTAAATCAAGTAAAGTTCCACGTGCTTCCCTAGCTTCAATTGCTTGCTCGGAAAGACCTTCATTCACTCTTTTCATTGCATTATCAAGAGAAGTTTCAGCACGTTCTGCATCAAGCAACTTCCCGTACATTTTATTGAGTTGTTCGGCGGTTGTACTTGTGTCCTTGGACATAGCTTGATATTCAGCACGTAACATAGCTGTACGTTTCTTGGCTGCTTCCATTTGAATTTCAAGCTTCTTCTTTTCAGCAAGAAGTTTATCGGTCATCGTCGCATCTTGGCCCATTGCTGCAATATGATTTTTATATTCTTTCGCTGCATTATTCATAACCATATTGATTTGTTTCAATGTATTTGCATACTGAACTTGGCCATCCATTTTAAAATTAAGAACAACGTTTCTTTCTTTACTATTCCCAGGCATTTTCTCACCTCATTTCTTATAGGAATGGTGTTTGATCTAGCGTGTAGATTTGTTTCGTTTTCTGCTCATGTAGCGCATCCGGATTGTTGTATCTAAGATGCATAATGAATTGTTTTAAAAAATGAGCAGGTGTTATTTTCCAGAAGTCATTCATACTTAAACCAAGCAACGTATTACCAACATAAAAATAAAAATCCCAGTCCAATTCGGACTGAGATTCCTCGTTTTTAGTCAGTATGTTTTTTACTTTTTTTCTTGCTTGAGCTTCTCCATATCGGAATGTTGGAAGTTTTGATTGTTAAAAATGTTAAATACCACTTTGAAAATATCAGGTAAATCATAAAGCGGAATTGAATTTTTCACTTCTGTTGGTGTACACTCAGTACCTCCACTACGCATCATCGCGTAAATTAAAGATCGCATCAATTTCGCTTCATTTTCCCCTAAGCTAAATTGTTCTTTTGCCAACATTTCATTCATATCTTTTTCAAACTCATGATATGGTTTCCCATAAGATTCTTCCACATAAGGGAATGATTCAAACGTAAAAATAACAGGGATATCAACACCCTGTATTTTGATTTTATTCAAATTTATATTAACGTTAACTAAATCACTTAAACGTGCCATAATTGCCCTCCTTATTTACCTGTTTGAGTTGTTCCACCTAGTTGCGCTAGTTGAGATTCATCACAAATTACTTGTTTTAGGAAATCTTCAGCTTTAATTCCTTTTGCCTCTGGATCACCAGTATCCAATTCAGCTTGTGTTACATCATTAAATAACAATGGATCTGCTGTAATTGTGTAAGCAATGTCATCCACAGTCATTTCGTCACCTTGTGTTTTCCAAGATTCTTCTACTGGAGCAACCGTACATTTTGGATACCAACGTAATATTTTTGTGCCATCATTTAAAGGGAATACAACACCTACTGCGAACTTTGGATACGCCTTTGCCTTCGCTGTTTCAAAAGACACGCCTTTTTTACGTGTTTTTGCAAAGATTTTATCTTTTACTTCACGATTTAGACCAGCAAGATTAAAAGCTAATCCAAACGCTGTATTTTTGACAATGTTAATAATTTTTTTGTTAGATGCCCACTTTGTAAAATTAGTAGAAGTAGTGGAAATCGTTAAATCAGAAATATTCGTTTGTCTATAAACGATATCCTCATAAGTTGGTAGTGCACTAGAAGTTTCATTTCCCTTCATCAAGCACAGATATAAATCTTCAATCCCTACGGAATATTGAATTTCTTTATTTTCAATTGTCATGTATATCATCCTCACATTCTATCAATTATTTTTTGTGCCATAATATCAGCAATTTTGTCACCTTCTGCATCAAAGGTATTCTGAACAAAGTGTTTTCCTTTCACACGCCCCTTGCCATTTGCTTTTTTATGGCCATGTTCAACTAAGTACCAATACCAAGCTTCATCTTTAAATTCCACAGATACACGATCATCTTTCACAACAACCTTTAGGCTATCCCTTAAATGCGTTCGCTTGTTTTTATTGGAGGCTTTGATTTTTGGTTTTAATTTACTAGCAAAATACTTCGCTGCTTCGTCTAATACATCCAGTTCGACCTGTTTATTCACTCGTAATAGCGTATTAATATCTTCTAAAGCTTCAGCAAAGCCATTGTTATTTGAAGCCATTACTGGATACACCTCACATACGTTATAAACTGCGTTATGGTGTCGTCGTTCTCGTCATAACCCATTCCATCAAATTGAGAATAAGACACGCCTGCTTCGTTAAAAACACCCTTTAATGGCTCATAATCTTTTTCAGTTCCATTTGTGATAACTGCAATTTGATAAAGTGGCATATCCTTTATAACTTTATTAGAAGCTCTTTTCTGTTGCTCATTCACAAATTCATACACAATGTAAGGATACTTCGCCGTTGTAGGAGCTTCATCACGATATACTGGGATACCTGATTTCTTCATGATGTCTCGTAATTCTTGAAAGCTAATTTGCATAGGACAATGACACCTCCATCAACCGGTCTTCTTCACGCACATAAATACGCTCAATATTATAGATACGGCCGCCAACTTTTACACGGTAATCCTTTTGATTGTTTTCAATCTCCCGATCAATACGAACTTCAATTTTCTTTACAATTTCATTCGTATCTTTCGTTGTAAATTTGTCAGTAGCCGTAACTCCAATATTGTTATAACGAAGTTTCCGTTCTAAAGGATAACCCATCACAACTCGGTCTGTTTCTGGATCAATTGTTTCTCCTAATTTAAGTAGCTCACCCATCCATTTGAGTTTATTTGTCTTCCTCTTCGGCATCATAAACCTCCTGGACAAAGAATGGTGTTAAAGCATCAAGTGCCTGTTCTAATTCTTTTTCAGAGACTCTGTAATCATAGATAAGACCAGCGACCATAATAATTAAATACTCGGTCTGTTTTCCTGTCGCATTCTTTACATAAGTCTTTGCTTGATCAATATAAAAAGAGAGCAAAGAATCATCCATGCCCTCTTCCCAATGAATATGAGATTTTAATTTCTCAATTAAGTCATTCATATTAAGCACCTGGTGTAGTTTGCTGTTTCAAGACGTACTTATAAACTGGAACTTCAAATGGAGAATGAATTAATTGAGCATCTAGTAAGTTCCAGATACGGAAACCTACACGATTTGTACGTGAGAATAACTCAACTAACTTTTGTACTTCCAATGATCCAATGACATCTTGAATATAGAACTTAGAGAAGTCACCGAAATAGAATACTGGTGTATCTGGTGAATCGGGAATGTCAATTGCATCTTCTTCCTCAACAGGGAAGCCTAATAACGTATAACCAATTCCTCCTTCAGCTTGATTAAACGGACGAAGTAATGGGAAACCATCATCTGTTTTCATTGTTTCAATTTTTGTTAATGCTGCAGTATTTAATACCCATCGTGCTTTTTTACGTACTTCTTTAACAGGTGTATTTTTCATTTTCACTAATGCGTCATAAAGATTCTTTTCATCAGTTTTAAACTCAACAGCTTTCTTTGCTAATGCACCGTCATTTATGTTATTCGCTTCATCACCATTCACCATATATTGCGTTTCCTTACGGACATAAGCTTTTTTCAGCTCGTCCATAACGATTTGTTCAATCGGTAAACCTGTACGTGCTAATAATTTTTTCGTTACAGTAGCAAGCGCATCAAATTCTGTTGGTGATAATTCAATTTCGTCGAACTCAATATCTGTTTCTGGAATTTCATTATTTGTTCGCTCATTTTTATGCCCTTGAGCTTCTGCTTTTTTAACTAAAACAGGATACTTAATATTTTCCTTCGTTTTCACCCCTGTACCTAATCGACGTAGGAAATTTTCTTCTTGGGCATACGTGATAATTTCCTTACTTAAGAAATCTGGAATCGTAACAGAACCATTACCAGTCACTAAACCTAATGCACGAGCTTCTCTTTCATCAATATTACCAACAATATAATTAGCAAATGCTGAACGAGTTTCCATTTCTTTGTTTTTAGTAGATTTATGACCTTTAGTAGAAAGAGCTGCTGCGATAGATGCTGAAATGGCTGAACGCTGTTCTTCTGACAGATCAGTTTTTACATCCGGATTTTCTTTTGCTGCTGGATCTTCTTTTTTATCAGGATCATCGTCTTTCTTTTTGTCTGGATCTTCTTCTTTTTCTTCCTCTTCTAGCTTTGCTAACTCATCAGTGATCGTTTGCACTTCCTTTGTTAATGCTTCTACTTCAGCCTTAACTGCTGCTAATTCTTCCGAACGAACTTCATTTTTTTCTACTTTCCCTTGTAATTCTGCTAATCGAGATTTCGTTCTTGTTAAAGATGCGTTTAAGATTTCTTTTAAATTCATGTTAATTTTCCTCCAAGACTTTTTTTATTTGTTTGATAAGATTGTTTCTCTCTTCTGTTTCATCTTCCACAACTGTTTTTACGGCTGCTTCTTCACTTCTCATTTCAATCATGGCTGTATTTTCACCCCTTGTTTCAATGGAAGTAGCAACATAGGCTGGTGTCATATCCAAAATAGAAACTTCTAAAAGCTCTAGTTCTTCAATAGATCGTTTTTGAACACCAGCTTCTCCCTCTTCCCAAGAATCTTTTTCAGAAACAAAGCCAAATGACCAACCACGCAATTCTTTATTTCTTGCTTTCTCAATTACTTGTTCATCTGTAACTGTAGCAATAGCTCTTAAACCAATATTGTCTTCATACAATTCCAGATTGCCATTTTTAATAGAACCAAGATTTCTATTCTTATCGTGGTTAAAAAGTAAGTCCACATTCTTTGCTTTCTTTAACGCTTTTTCAAACGCCTTTGGGACAATTCTCTCTTTGAAATATCCCCTTGGAGAAGGCAACATTCGACTTTCTCTGTCCACAACATTCACATAACCATCAAGTATGACTTGGTTCCCTCGAACCTCAATTTTCATTCTCTTCACCTCCTCCCAATGAACCAGCGCTTGCTTCTTTCTTACCAATTTCAGTTAAATCATTTGAAATATAAATAGATTGTGATTCCTTTGTATTTTGTTTAGGGAATCCAAGCATATCGGCAACATTGTCAGGTGAAGTAATAGCGGTACGTACCAGGTTGTAACCGATATTTGTCTTGTTGCTATAAGTAACAAAATCAAGAATATTAATCTTGAATTTAATTCGTTTCCCCGAATTTTGACCATAAAAAAGAAGACTCAAATGGTCTTCAAAATTTTTCATTATTGGTCTAACTGCCTTGTTGTGGATATACATCATTGCTTTCTCAATATCTTCTTTGATTAGCTCTGTATATGTATCCACGTTTATGCCTAAAAACTTACCCAAATCCTTTTTGTATACATTTAGATATGCTAGAGTCTTTTCATCGTCTAGTGGGCTTTTAAGCGTGTCTATTGAGTACCCTTTTCCAAGAGGAATCATTTTTACAGATCGTGATTCATCGATGGATTCCAGTTGATCTAAAATTGCATTGATTAACTTTGACTGCGCACCATTCTGCGGATTGATATGAGCATCCAAGTTTAGCAAGAATGCTAATAATCCACCCTTTTTATATTTGTCAGTTAAAGTTTTCTCGGCTGACATAACACCCTCGAGTGTATCCCTTCCCAAATCAAGAATACCTTTTCCTCTTAAATGATCTGCACCAATATTTTTCACATGCCTAATCATAAATGGAGGGATTTCATGACCACCAATATTGAAATGTTCTACTAAACTATCATCTAACTCTGTAAAAACATTTGAAGCTAGATGTATTTGATCGCCGTTTAATACAGGGAACGTTTCTCCCTTGAGTAAATAGGTATTTGTCATTAATTTAATGAATTCAGATTGTGTTAGATAATCATTTGGATTCTTTAAAATACGAAGTGCAATATCATCTTTAATTTCATTACCGAATGCATCTTCCACAACAATATCAGCTAATACCATTTGATTACTAATATCTTGCAACAACTCGTAAACATCACTAGATTGTAAGATATTTGAATCTGTTACATATACACCACCATAACGAATACTTTTACCTAAAATATCATCAAAATAACCACGCTTTTCAGCTTGTCGATATATATAATTTGAAAATCTATCCCTTAAACCCAATTTCTCACCGCCTTTCAAGTATAAAAAATAAGCCGTTTATCGTCTTGCTTAGGACGTTTCAGTTCTATATTTATTTTCTACTAGACGATATTTAGACTCAATCCACTCTTTTTCATTTTCTATTTCATCTTCAAAGATTCCCATGATTTTCACGTACAACCATTGCTGCTCAAGATACGCTTGAATTCCAGAATCTTTTATCTCTCCATTAGATCTCTTCCATTCAGCTTTAAAATAAATCCTTAAAAAATCACCTAATACAAAAACTTTATCATCAAGTTCTGTAAGGCTATACAAATCATATTTCACATCTTTATCGGTTATCGCTCTAAGGAGACTACTAATTAAATAGACAATGAGATCATTATTTTTATTTCCATCAATGTTAGGGCCGAAATACAAAATCAATAAAGTTCCGTTTTTTTCAATTTCGTTTTTTAATCTGTTAAACTCTTTTTCTACTTCCGCACTAAATAATATACGATCGCCATTAGATTCAATATAATCGAACAGATTATAGCATGCAGACATAAAATCTACACTTTTCTTTCTAACTTCCTGAATCCATTCAATTCTGGCTTTAGATATTACATTTCCTTTAAAATTACTTGTATTCATTTCTTTTTGTAAATTTAGATTATCTTGGCTTATGGACTGCTGTTGCTCTAAATTTTTATCATGCATTTCTTCTTGCATTTTTAAAGTCTTACTATTATTTTTTTTAGATATAACTATATTTACTATAGATATAAATATATTTACTATACCTAAAAGAAGAGCTACCGCAGCCGTCATACTCATCCACTGAAATACCCCTTTATTGTCAAAGAAAATACTTGTCCAATCCAAATCAAAATCAGCTCCTTTACTACATAATAGCAAAAGAGGCACCAAAAATATACAATTACAAACAGCTTATCTAATATATCGATATTCAACTTTTCCAGTCCTATTCCTCATCATTTTCTATCTATAAATATCACCAATTAATTCATCCATGCCTTCTTCAGTTATACTATCCATAACCATCATCGTTTCTTTATGAGCACATAAAAAAGCAACAAATCCATCAATCTTCTTTTTGGACTGTCGCTTACTCGGGGCTTTCATTCCATTAATATTTGTTACTACTACAACATTAAGAGCACAATAAACAAACAAAGGATTATCGGTCATTATACGTTTTTCATAAATGAGTATTTCTGAATCATCCATCATTGCATTCATAACGTTAGGGAACTGACTTACAGAAATGCATTCAAGACCGAGATTCTCAAGTTTTTCAATTAACTTTTGAGACATCGCTGGATCATAGTTTATTTGCTGTACATCATACAAGTTTAAACATTCCACAATATAATCCATAACCTGGTCCTGATTTATCATCTTTCCATCACAAAAAGTAACAAAGCCACGCTCAGCCATATCAGTATACGGAACGTTATCTTCTTTTTCACGATGTTCAATATCTTCAGTTGGTACGAAATACATTTGTTTAACCTTTAAAATTGACTTTCCATCTTCGGTATAACCAGCGTTAGGGAAATTCAAGCTTACACATGTTAAATCGGTTGTTTTCGATAAATCTAAACCGATATAGCACGTTTCACCTGTTAAATCGCCCAGGTCTTCCACAAGAACATGTTCAACTTGTCCTTGCTCAAAGAAGTTTTCAGCTCCATTTACGAATACATTCAAATGTTTAGAAAGGAATTCGGCTTTTTTATGCGCTGAACGTGATGCTGAGATAAATTCTGTTTCAAGTGCACTCATCGTTACAGATACACCGATATTTGGGTTAACCATTGCCCAAACATTACGGTCTGTCCAATCATAATTTTTGTTAGGTTCGTATATCATGACGAAACTTGAATCATTATCATCACGTTTCAATACTTCTTTT